AAATACGATTGGCAAGGACGGTACACGCCTTTCGAACATCAGAAAACTACCGCATCTTTCCTAACCATGAACCGCCGTGCTTTCTGTTTTAACGAGCAAGGTACTGGGAAAACTGGGTCGGCTATCTGGGCTTCTGATTTTTTAATGCGAGAGAAGATAATAAAACGAGTTCTCATTATCTGCCCGTTGTCTATTATGGAGTCGGCATGGGGAGGTGATCTGTTTAACTTTGCGATGCACCGTAGGGTAGACATAGCGCATGGGGCTAGAAAGAAACGTCAGGCTATCATCAACGGTGATGCTGAGTACGTTATTATAAACTATGACGGAGTAGAGATAGTCAAAGATGAGATAGCTAATGGGGGGTTTGATTTAATCATTGCGGATGAAGCCACTCATTACAAGAACGCTCAATCTAAAAGATGGAAAGTACTTAACTCTCTACTAACCCCTAACACTTGGCTATGGCTAATGACTGGTACACCTGCTGCCCAATCTCCAGTAGATGCCTACGGGTTAGCTAAACTTGTAAACCCTAAAGGAGTCCCTAGATTTTTTGGGGGTTTCCGAGAGTTGGTTATGCAAAAAGTTACTCAGTTCAAATGGGTTCCTAAACCTAAGGCAGTAGACATAGTGTTTCATGCGCTACAACCCGCTATCCGATTCACTAAAGAACAGTGTCTCGACTTACCAGAGATGACTTACGTTAAACGTGAAGTGGAGCTTACTCCTCAACAAAAGAAATACTATACTGCGTTGCGTAACCAAATGGTTATGGTAGCGGGAGGGGAGCAGATTACAGCAGCTAACGCTGCGGTTAACATGAACAAGCTCTTACAGATTTCATGTGGCGCGGTCTATACAGACACTGGAGAGACAGTAGAGTTTGATATTAAGAATCGATACAAAGTACTACGTGAAGTTATAGACGAATCTAGTCAGAAAGTTTTAGTCTTTGTGCCGTTCAAACACGCCATCGATTTACTCAAAGAGAAGCTAACTAAAGATGGTATTACTAATGAGATTATTCGTGGGGACGTTAGTGCCTCTCGCCGCACTCAGATATTCAAAGACTTCCAAAATAAAGATGACCCTCGCGTCTTAATAATACAACCTCAAGCTGCCGCGCATGGGGTTACTCTTACTGCGGCTAATACTATTGTGTGGTGGGGGCCAGTCCCTTCGCTAGAAACTTACGCCCAAGCTAACGCCCGTGTACACCGCTCAGGACAAACTCATCCATGTACCGTAGTCCAGCTGCAAGGCTCCAAAGTAGAGAAGCGTATATACGCCCTTCTTGACGAGCGGATAAACGTTTACACCAAGATGATCGATTTATATCAAGACGTGCTTGAACTATAGAACAGACTACACTATACTCCATGAAACGTAACCAGAATGGGGACAGATAGTGACAATAGAAGACGATAATACACTTGACCTTGACCGCCTTGTAAAGGTGTACGTTAAGATTCGGGATAAGAAAGTTGAGTTAGCTACTGAATTTAACAAGCAAGAACAAGAGCTTAACGCTGGGCTTGACGCTATAAAAAGTAAACTGCTAGCCCATTGTGAAGAGAGTGGGATTGAGTCTGTACGTACTAGCTCAGGAACTTTCTACAGGTCAGTTAGAACTAAGTTTTGGACTAGCGATTGGGAGTCGATGAACCGTTTTATGCTGGAACATGAATGCGTGGATTTGCTAGAGAAACGTATTCACCAAGGCAATATGAAACAGTTTTTAGAAGAGAATCCTGAGTTACTTCCCGCCGGATTAAATTGCGATAGCGAATACACGCTAACTATACGGAGAAAAAAATGAGCGATACTTACGTTCCTATTGATGACTTGGCTGACCATCTAGCGGTTAAAGCAAGTACGATACGCCAATGGGTCAATAAAGGTTACATTCCAAGCACTACTTATATCAAAGTAGCCAACACCTACCGCTTTAATATTCCTGAGGTAGTTGGCGCTTTGAAAAAAGAAGCTCCCCCTTTAGACCAAGAGGACAGCACCCCTCCTACCCAGATAGAGTTAGATTTTCCTGAGGAAGAAGATGTATGACACAAAGTTCGGATGATGTACCGAGCGAGTACCAAGATATACTAGACGAACTTGAGAGTAATACGAAAGTTTTACAGCCGCCCCAATATTCAGGTGTGCTGAGGCTGAGTATTCGTGAAAATATATTTCGTAAAGTAGTTGGAACTCACGAAGAAATACTACAAACTCCTGCGATTAAAGTTGTAATCGTTAAGTCTGCGCCTATATCCCGTACTTACTACAAGGGCGAGTACGTCGCAGGACAGAGTAATCCTCCTGCGTGTTGGTCAGCAGATAGCGAAACGGGTAGACCCTCAAAGGAAGTGCCTGAGGACACTAGACAAGCCTCAGCATGTTTTGAGTGCAAACAAAATATTAAAGGTTCGGGAGTGGGGCAGACCCGCGCTTGTAGGTACCAACAACGGATTGCTGTCTTACTCGCAGATGAGGATGACAAAATCAATCCTGCTGAAGTTTACCAATTACAACTCCCTGCTACGAGTTTGTTTGGTAAAGATAAACAGAAGATGTCAATGCAGACATACGCACGCTTTCTTAACAGTCAAGAAAAGCCTGTACCTTTTGCGATGCTACTTACGGAAATACGTTTTGATGAAGAAAGCCATACGCCAAAGCTGTACTTCAAACCGTTGCGGGTATTAGAAGAAGCTGAAGCTGCGATAGCAAAAGAGATACAGACACATCCTGATACTGAAAAATTAGTAACGCTTAAGATCGCCCCTACGCAGGATAGCTACCCCAACGTAGACAACGTGTTTGGTGTTGTTGAAGGGGATGGGGTGTACGTAAGAGATTTGTAGTAAGTAGAAGTACCTAAACCATAACTTAGTTTTTATAAACTAATGCTATTTTTAATAACCTTTTTAACGAGAGTGCTAATATGACTAAACCATCCTTTATGATTAACAATGTAGAAGCTTTGTACCCAAGGTTAGACCAGCCTTACCATTTCCAACAAGGGGGCGGTAAGAACGGACAGGGAGGAACAGCTCCATGTGAATCTACAGCGCAAGGGGCGGAGTACACAACTAGCTTTAAGATGACTGGGGCGCAAGCTAAAGAACTCTTTAAAGCTATGGCGAGTGCTTACGCAGAGAGTAAACAAGACGCATGGCCTGATTTAGAAATGCCATTTAAGAAATCAGAAGACGGATTTTTTATTGGTAAGGCTAAAATCCCTGCGGCTTTTAGCGGCAAAACTGTCGAACCTCCCCGTCATTTTGACTCTAGTAATGAGCGGTTAGACGATGCCTTCCAGTTAACTTCAGGGAGTACGATAAACTTATTTGTAGAGCTTATTCCTTATAGCGCAAGCATGGGGTCGGGAGTGTCATTACGAATACGTGCGGTGCAGGTAATAAAGTACAAAGAATTTATTGCTGCTTCTCCTTTCGAAGCGCAGGAAGGCTTTACTAAAAGCAACGGCGCTAGCAAGGAAGATGGACTGGACAGCGTTTTTGATGCAGTCGAAGAACCTAAAAAAGAAACCAAGGAAGAGCCTGAGGTAATTAAAGAACCCACAGTAAAAGTATCTAAGAAGAAAAAAGCTGAACCAGCTGGTGATGTTGATCTTGCTAGCATGCTTGATGCCTTTGATGATTAAAATAATAAGAAGAGGTAGGGGTGCCATTGAGGCACTCCTTTTCTTTGACGTGGGCTTACTATGGAAGCAAAACAATTTCTTGGCACCGTATTGGGTGAAAAAGGGCATTATTGTTTATTAGGGTTAAATGCAAAGAAGAAAAGCACAAAACAAAAGTTTTACGATTCTTTAGATACAGTTATCGAAGCGGCTACAAACCTAAATGCGGAAGGGTACGACGCATATTTTGCATTAGGTAGGTACTCAGAACCTACTAAACGTGTAGCTGAGAACGTAGAGTCTATTAAGAGTTTATTCCTAGACCTCGATTGTGGTGCGACTAAACCCTACACTACACAAGGTGACGCTTTAGTAGCGTTGCAGAAGTTTCGTAAACATTACAAGTTGCCTTTCCCTACAGCAGTAGTTAATTCAGGACGTGGGTTACATATCTATTGGACGCTAACGCGTTCGTATAGTAGAGCTGAGTGGCTTCCGGCAGCGGAACGTCTTAAAGCAGCGTGTGCGGAGTTCGGTCTTGAGGCTGATCAGTTGGTTACAGCCGATGCTGCGCGTGTGCTACGTATTCCTAGCACTCATAACTTTAAAGGTGATCCGCCCCTTCCCGTAGTTTTAGTTCGGGCTAGCGATAACTTTGTGGAGTTAGAGGATTTTGTATCTACACTTCCTCAATCTTTACTACCTGTATCCTTGATACCAGCATCCTCTACTCGTGAGCTAACAGTAGAAGATGCCGAAGATTTAAAACGAACCGGCGGGTATGGCAGTAAGTACCAGTGGTCGTTTAGCAAACTCATACGCCAAACCGCACGCGGGACTGGCTGTGGTCAAGTCGATAAAGCTATTAGACATCCTAACGACATGTCTTATCCAGAATGGTTACACGTTCTGTCTATAGCTAAACATTGTGACGTAGATGCCGAACAAGCTATACATGTAATATCCCGAAACTATGAGGGGTACTCAGTAGACGAAACCAACACTATCGCCGCGTCTATAGACTCTCCGCACCTGTGCACTACATTTGAAGCCGAAAACCCCGCAGGGTGTGAAGGCTGTGTGCACAAGAATAAATTCAAGTCTCCTATTAGTTTATGTAGAGAGATGCGCGAAGCAGAAACTAATGTGGTAGAAGGCCACATAATAGAAGGTGAGGTAGAGGAAGTTGTAGAGGGTGTTGTCGTGGCATCTACTCAGCTCAACATCCCTACCTACCCTCGCCCCTACAAGCGTCGCTCCGGTGGTGGCGTATACAGCACCACTATTAAGGATGGGGAAGAAGTAGAGATAGAAGTGTACCACCGTGATATTTACTTAACTAAACGTCTTTTAGACCCTATAGATGGGCCTTCATGGATTTTTGAGCACCACACTGAACGGGAAGGGGTGAAGCAGTTTATACTTTCTAGTGAAAAAATAACGGGTAAGGAAGAATTTAGAAAAGCTTTAGGCAAGCAAGATATAATGGTTATGGCAAACCAAGCAGGTAATATGATGAGCTATATAGCTAGATGGGTAGAGGAACTAAAAGTCACTCAGGATTTAGTCAATGTACGTACTCAATTCGGGTGGACTGAAAACGCAAAGTCCTATGTGATTGGCGGCCAAGAAATTTTTGCAAATCGTATAGAGAAAAACATACCTAGCTCCCGTACTGCCCAGTACATCCCGCTGTTTCAGAAGAAGGGGACGTTAGAGGGCTGGAAGAATGTTGCAAAGTACTACAACAGACCAGATTTTGAACAACATCAAATGATGTTTGGGCTGTCCTTTGGTTCTCCTCTTATGGAGTTCGTGCCCGGAATAGCGGGAGCTATCTTCCATCTTATGAGTGCTGAAACTGGGTACGGTAAAACTACGGGTATGAAAGGCGGGGCATCTGTATGGGGGAATCCCAACTCCAAACTCATCCTAAAGGGAAAGGATACAGGTAACTCAGGATGGAACCGTGCAGAGGTGTGGAAGAACCACGTTCTGTACATCGATGAAATCTCCAACCACATGGACAAAGACGCTAGTGATTTTTGCTACGCTGTCAGCGATGGTGAGCAGAGAAATCGAATGAGCAGCAAAGGGGAGAACGAGGAACGCTATAGAGGGGACTCGTGGAGTCTTATGTGTGGTACTTCAGGGAACTCGTCTGTCGCAGAGAAAATGACTAGCCTTAAGTCTTTACCTCAAGGCGAAATGGCTCGGCTTATAGAAAACGTGGTGGAGAAAAAGCTTTTTACCACTGAAGAAGCTAACGTTGCAAACGAACTACAGAGTAATCTTGAAAACCATTATGGGCATGCTGGTGAGATTTACATCCAACACATACTCAATAACATGAAGAGTGTAGAGAACCTTATTCTGGACACTAGAGATGGCATGCTCAAAGACGCTAAACTAGAATCACAGCACCGTTATTGGGTTGCAGGAATGGCAGTTACTTTTGCAGGGCTGACAATTGCAAAAGAAATCGATCTAATAGACTGGGATTTAAAGGCGCTGTACAAATGGATAATTAACAAACTGGTGATGATGAAAATGGACATGAAGGATATGGTGATCGACATAGAGGAGATCGTGGGGCAATTCTACCAAGACCACCCACAAGGATGGTTGCGCGTCACTAACGTTCAAGAAAGTATGCCCGACACGATGATGCACACAAATCAACCCAGCTACAAATGGGTGGGTCGTGCGGAGCCTTCTTTACACAAACTCTATATCTTCCCTAAGCCCCTTAAAGACTGGTGCATTAAAGAGGGGCATCATTACGCTAGCATACGTCAACTTATACTGGATAGAATGTGTGGCAAAACTTACAAAATGAGGGCGGGTAGGGGTACTCAATACGACGTAGGCTCCCCCAACGTTATCGAGTGCGCGTGGAACCATGATGCGGATAAGGCTGACTGACATCTCCCCTGATGGGGTGCGTATGGTAGTGAACTGGAGTAAGTTTACGCCGGGGAGTTCTATGTTCATCCCTTGTATAAATACTGGTAAAGCACTAGAGCACGTAATGGAAGCGAGCCAACTGGACAAAAGTAGTTTAGAGAAACGTATTGGTGTAGAGAACGGTAAGTATGGTGTGCGGCTGTGGAGGATGAAGTAAAGGTACAGGCGCTCTTAGTCTGTACCCCACAGGTCTAACGTTTGTTGCCGCACAGTTTCTCGGCGCGGGGAAGAAATTAACACCCCGCTGTCCATCTCCATACTATTATTGTCGAAAGTTCTTTTAGAGCGTTGTTTTGTATCGGAAGTAATTGGGTACTCAGGATGCTTTTGGTTGTACTCGATTATTTTACTATCGATCTTTCGCACTTCATCCATATCATTTTCTACGATTGCTATGTTCCGATCCTTCAAAAGTTTGCTTCGCCTCTTACCAATTAACCTATCCTGATAAATGTTTCGTGCGTTTATCTCTACTTGTCGAGAGTACTTTGTAGGTGCAAAACCAAGGAACTGTCCTACCAAAGAAGCAGGGCTTAAGTCCTCGACCATAACATCCCCCCGTAAAGTTCTTGCCCCTTCTTTACCAAACCTTACAGACTTAAACATGTTGCTTATACCTGCCGGTAACAACCTTTCAGTGCCACGCATCATCTCCCCGTCACGCATCATGTCAACTCCTTGGCCCATACGCATACCGATTCCCGCTATAGGGCCACCGAGCATTTCTATACCGTCTGTAATTATACTTTCGTTTTCTTGATTAGGCATCGAACGGTACAACAAGTTGGACATACCTATACGAGAAGAAACGTCTATCCCCATTCCGTAGAACACCCCGTTATACCACCCCTCTCCTATAACTGAAGTAGCTACAGTATCCCAATCATCCTCGTCGTCTTCTTTGAGCATGTTAAATATTGTACGCATCATTCCAGCTAACGGTACGCCTTGTGCCCCTGCAAAAAATGCACTACTAAGAAACACACCTACTAATTGCTTAGTAGCCATTGTGCGATCCCCATCAGGCATCTTTTGGATTATCCCCCTAGCCATCTTAAATTGGAGGTAGATCATAGAAAAAGCAAACCGCTTGTACATAAGCAATAAGCTACCCAAAGAACTTTGAGACAATCGAGGAGCGGTTTCGGTTAACGCGCCACTGTTAGTATGTTCTGTTTCTAGTATGGCTATTTCCGCAGCTTCGTCACGATCTTGGTCGGTAAGTGGGCCTTTCTTTGCTCGTTGTTGTAGCTCCAGATCGTAGACAGTCATTGCAGTTAGATGACGCGCACTACGCTCACTTACATGGAAGATGTACCCCATCCCCACATTTATTTTCTGGAACGCCCCAGTGCTAGCACTTTCCTGATCCAGCATGTCAGCAACAGTAGACTGTGTGGCTAGTCCCCTGTCGGTCAACTTTTCTGCAAGAGGCTTATATTTACGTAGCTCTTCAGGAACTGAATTCAAATCCTCGTAGTTAGGATTGGCTATACTCCAACCATCGAATTTCTGAGTCCCTGTTGCCCCTTCGAAGCCTACCTCTTGACGGTACACGCCAGTCGTTCGGAGTAACTTAAGGTTTTTAGACATTGCCGAGAAAGTATTACGGTATCCGTACTTGCCGCCTAAGTAAGGGAACACGACCATAGGGACAACTGAAAGGTTAACTATTGCAGACGCAAAGTTTATTCCTAACGTCCACCAAAAACCCAGAGATTTTAGCGTCTTACTCCACTGCGCTATATTAGGGTTCTGATTAAACGTAACGTACTCTATAGCAATCGAGGCCACATCTTCTGCATACGCTTGTTTGTCTGTGTCTCGGTAACTGACTGCGCTGTCTGCAAGTCTATCTCGCATTGCAGTTAATTGAGTATCGTATTTTATCTTGACTATTTGGTCAGTAAAGTTTGGCATTCTATCGGCCAGTACTTCAATCTGATCTTCTTCAAATCCAAGGGTATTCTCTCTAGGTTTGAAAGTACGGAGTAACGATCTTTCAGGAGACGCTTGCACTATAGATTCAAAAACAAGTTCTTCTAGTGCAGCCGCACCTTCCCTTGTCCTGTTTCGGGCTGTTTCCGCAGCTAATGAAGCTTCTGCTTGAGTACCTCCTTTAGCCAACACTTTCTTGCTGGCCGCATCTGCCGTTTCTTCCCCAGCCTTTCTTGTATTCTCCTGCACTTTCCCAAGAATGCTGTAAGCAAACGCTGAATTAATACCGGGAAGTTGGTCTTTTCCATCGACTCTATCGTACTGAGTAATAGCAAGTATCGACCCTATACCCTTAAGTTCTTGCTCAAGTTGTTTATCTCCCTCTAACTCTCTTATACGCGCCTGTCGTTCCGCATCAGTTTTGTAAAGCTCTTTGTACGCTGCTACACCTCCCGTCATAGGGTCGACACCTTGGAATATAAGCCACTTAGTGCCACGTCTGTACAAAGGAAAGTAAGGGTCGATTCGTTGTTTATTTAGTAGGTCAAGTAGTAGCTTATCTCTGTACGTCTTTTTAAGGGACGCATCCGCATCAATAGAATCCATACGCTCGTTGAGGGCAGCAATTAAATCCTCGTAAACAACAGAGTAAGCGTTTCGTAGTTTGCGATAAGCTTCTTGTCCACCTTTCTTTTTCCCTAAGGGATTCCAGAAATTCTTCAGTATGTAGTCATAGGCTTCTAGTTTAGCGCTTTCTTCGTTAATAGTGCGAGTATCTATCTCAGGGCTTTGTTGTTCGAAGAGGGCAAGAGCCGTGTCCCTTTCCTTGGCGGTCTTGTACTTTTTTTCTTCTAACTTACCTTTAAGCAGATAGTTAAACGAATACCCTTCGTACCGAGAACGGGGTTTATCTACGTCAACTCCATAACGAGTGCCGAAATTAGCGGTATTATAAAAAAGAGTTCTAGCTTCTCGATCCCCTTTAAAAATCTGCCTTAACTCGGAATGCAAAGTTTTAACTTTGCTGTAGTACTTGCGCTTCTCTCCAGCTTGTCGCTGTATGATTTTAAACAAATCTAGTATGTCAGCACTTAGTCTAGGTAAATCTTTCTGTACATAATCTCCAATACTATTAAGAGGTAAGAATCCAAAAAGCCGTTTCCTCACACTGCTTTTCATAGTAGGTACATTGTCGTTCCAAGCACCTATAGCCTCTTTACCTACCTTACCAAACCCAAACCGTCCTATAGCTTGTAGTGCTTTTTCGTCTGTCTGCTCTACCGAGGCTGAGAAATAGTCACCTACTTCCCTACGATCAGGAGCGGGAGACATTAAATCCACAACAAGTTTGTCTATTGCGTCTAAGGCTGATCCCGGATTTTTACTAGGCCGGTTCATTAGCCTACGAAACATGTTTAGGATTATGTTTTTATACCGAGTCAGAGCGCTTATACGCTTACCGTCAGGAGTGATGCTCCCTAACGTAGCTCGGAACTCAAAATTACTTTGCCCTTCAGCAATAAATTCGTCTAAGTTGGTAGCTCCATAGATTGTGTCTAGTTGAGGGGCTACTTGATCAAAAAGAGTACGGAGTTGTCGTGCGGTAATAGAGTTCTTGTTTTCGATTTCGTGCGAAGTAATAGCGTGCACTGTCTCGTGCATTAACGTGTGTTGAGGAACATCACGGTCTTGGTTAAGGTAGATAGTGTCAGTACGGGGGCGATAAAAGCCCGACACTACTTCGCCGGAAGTGTTACGTAAGTCGGGCGCTACCACTACTTTGGTGTCCCCTAACCCAACTAAAAAGGCACGAGTAAGCCTCTTTATATCTGGACTGCCGTTCTTAGCTACTGACTCCAATGCCCCCCGCAAGTTACCTGCTTGAAGCTGTGCCATAGTATCTGGGCTGACCATTTCAGATAACTCAGAAACTTGAGCAGCGGGTAAGTCTAGTGCGTCTATTGCTTTTAGCATTTTCCGCGCTACGACAAATTGTTTTTTGGCTGCTTTTTTAGTTGTTTCACTAATATTTGGATTGCTAAGAATTAATGCTTTAAGCTCGGCTGCAATTTCAGGGGTGGGGGCATAAGCGGCTTCACTTGTAATTGTATTTAATGCGGCACTTACCGAAGTTGCTGTACTAACGTCTACGTTTTTAGGGTAAGTGATAGCTTTAATAGCAGCTAGATCGGGGTCGAGATCAGTGTCGGCAGTGCTAGTTGAACTTTGATCTATCTTTTGCAGTTCTTCCTCAACTACTTCAGCATCAACATCATCAGCAGTACCATCAGATTCAGCATCAACAGCGGTATCAACAACCTCAGCAGGCGCAGTGTCAGCAACCTCAGCAGCTTCAACCTCAGTAGTACCATCAGTTTCAGGAACTGTGATCCCGTCAGCCATAGCTTTAGCGTTTTTAACAGTGGTACGCAAACCTGCCGCTAGACCAAGGGCTATCTTACTTTGCTTAAGGCTAACACCCCCTGCGGCGTACTCGGTAAGAGCTTCTGCTTGCCTCTCTAAGTTTTCATTACTCAGTTCTATATCGCTAGAGTTTTCAGGAAATACGCTACGTTTTAATTTTTTCAATCCTGCTTTAGTTATTTTTAAATCTAATAAATTTTGCTGAGTAAGGAGAGGGGTTGCAGTTTCACTAGAGCCACCCGTAACCTCGCTAACAGCGGTTTGGACATCAGTGTCAAAAGTGTTGGGGGCATCAAGAGCTTCCTTAACAGCTTTTTCGGTAATAGCGTCAACCTCAGTCTCAGCCCCACCAACAACCTCAGCCCCATCAACAACCTCAGTACCAACAACTTCAGTCTCAGCCCCATCAACAACCTCAGTACCAACAACTTCAGTCTCAGCCCCATCAACAACCACAGGCGCGGTTACAGGCTTTGCATTATTTTCTCGTGCAATATCTTCGGGGGTTTCTCCGGGAAAACCTTCGCTTCCGGGTTCTCCAAAAGCTTCATCGACAACAACCTCCGTTTCAGCTTCAGCAGCATCCGCAGCAATAGCTGCCTCCACCACGTCTTCAGGAGTTGCTGTAGCGGCGGCATCACGCCGTGTTTGCGCGTCTAACTCTAAACGAGAGCCTACTCGCTCACTAACTCCACCTATACTTCCAAGAGTACCGCCCACAGTAGCTGCTAAGAACGCAGCTTCACCATATTCGGCAAGAGCTTCATCTGAGATTACTTCTATACCGGCTTGGTACCTTTCTATAACTTGTTGTGCTACTTCTACTGGCATTTCTGCCGCTGTACCTTTTACCCCTCCAACACGAGCCGCTCCAAATAGAGTTCTTTCAGAAGCCCTAATAAGTTTGTTCGTATCCGTTGCACTAAAAGTACGCCCTTTATTCCCACCTACAATGCTCCGTAATAGTCCTTTACCCAGTACAAAAGCTTGTCCCGCAGATTCAATACCGCCTTGAGCGACAGCCGCTTTAAGGGCCAAATCAAAGTCGATTTCAGTATTTTCTGGAGCTACGCCTTGGTTTATCTGCTCCTGCACCTGCCGTTCTATGTTAAAACCAAGGAACTGAGGGGTAAGTGCCAACGCACCACCTACAATTCCTGCGACAGGTTTAAGTTGAGGGCTAGGCATGAGCGTAGCTCCTGCTTTAGCACCACCTATAAAAGAAGCTATAGGACCAGATTGTTGGGCAAGACTCCTAGGTATCTGTGCAATTCCTTCCCCTATTGCCGCGAGTAATCCTTCTTCTTTGTATTTTTCTTGCACGGGAGCGAAACCGGGAGCTTGTCCGTAGGATTGGGCAATATCTTCGGAGCGGTCCATACCGGCTAGTGCAGCTTCGCGTTGGGCTTCTTCATTCCCTAACGCGCTAAGAATACCTGTGCGTGCCGCAGATGCAGAGGTGCGTAAACCACGCATTGCCTCTTCCCCAACGGTACTCTTGCGTTCAGGTCTACTTGGGTTGCTTTCATAATACCTAGCAAATAAGGCTTCCATATCCGCAGGCGTAGGCGGGCTAGGGCCATTTACTTTTATTTCTTTCCCAGTTTCTGCATCTTGAATAGTGTATTCAGGCATAACTAGTTCGATTCAGTAATAGTATACTGGCTTCCTGCGGTGTCTGCGGATGGGCCTTTACGCACTTGTAGCGTTTTTTCATCGAAATATTCACCTACTTCGGCTAATTTTTCTTTGAATCTGGCGGCATCCCATTCTGCAAGGGCAATGTCAATAGCATCTTGATCTTTAAAGCCAAAGAACCCGCCATCATTTTCATTTTCAATTTTTTCTTTCGCAATTTTTCTTTCCGGACTAAGTTGAATTGCCATCATTACGTCTGCGCGTGCGTCAGTCATTGCTTCAGCTCTAGCTATAAGCCGTTGCTGGTCTAAAAGCATTGATCGTTCATCTGTACGTTGGTCAAGAAGCGCTTGTTGCTTCTCCATGTCGAACTCATTAGCTTCAGTAAGTGCTTGTTTAGCCGCTTCTGCTTCGTTGATCTTGCTAAACTCGTACCCTTTAGAAGCACCCGCACCTTGACCTAACAGCTCTAACACGCCCATAGTTTTGCCTAGCCAATTGTTTCCGCCTTCTTTATCGTCTGTATTGCCCTCTGGGCTGCTTACTCTAGGACTTGCTGAACCGTCCTTTATAGCGCGTGCTATTTCTGTAAGTGTTTCTTCATCCGAACGAGGAGCTTGACTGTCCCCCTCGGTTATATCTATAGAGGTTCCTGTGTCGGTAGCCTTCGCAATTTCTGTGGTTACTGCTTCGAGGTCTTCCCCCAAATCAAGCGTTTTAAGTTGCTCTTGCACATAGTCGCTGTTGTATATTTTCGTCCCTAAACCGGCCATGAATAGTGATAATGATTTATTTCTTGCAGCGAGGCCAAGAAGTCCTCTAGTCAGTCTAAGCGCAGGTACAGCCGCGCTTAGAGTCATAAGGGAGTTAGCCGCAAAGTTTACAGGGTCTTCTTCATAGCTCTTAGTCATAGACTCAAAAAAATCTGGCCCGTCACCTCCATAGATTTCTGTGGTCTGGGTATTATCAACGCTAGTATCTAAAGAAGAAGGAATACCTTGCCCTTGCGGGTCAGCACTTTCCGACGGCGGAACAACGCTAGCAATACCTTCACCGTCATTCCCTAGATAAGCGTCTACCACGCTTTGGGAACTGTCTTGAGCATTCCCTCTAAGTTTTTCATTCATCATACGCCGATTGTAGTCTTGATCGGATATAGTTCCTTCGGCATCTAAAAATGTCTCGTTATCGTCAAATGTAGCGTTACGGTTAGGGGGTAGCAGACCAGACTCTCTAAACGCTATCAATTCTTTGTCTGTTACTGGAATATCGCCGTTAGGCCCAGCCATAGCTACAATAGTTTCTCCAGCCTCTGTCTCATCTCCTATCGCTAGAAAACCCCCTTTCCGTAAAGAAACAATACCGCCGCCAGCCATGCCGTCCATGCCTGATTGCCCTTCTGTACTCATTTTTTGATGGGCTTCGGTCACAATCGTTGGGTCGAAACTGTCTTGTATTATTCTCCACAGCCTTCTTCTTTCTTGTTTTTCTTCTTCTGTGGAGGCACTTGCAAGACCAGCTATATATTGTTTGTACTGGCTAATGTAGTTATCTACTCCGTCTAAGAGGCCACCTTCTTCATACCCAATAATTCCACCTTGAGCTGCCGTTTGCATAGCCATATTGTCTGTAGGTAATCCGGGTAGCCCCATAGGAGCTTGACCCATAGGAGCTTGACCTCCACCACCCATCATTGCCGCCACTTCGTTGTAAGTTTGGCCGATTACGTCCGGGGATGCGCTGTCCTTCATCATGTCCATTTGACGTTGGCGTTCACCCGCCATTAGCTCTTGTTTTAGGTTCTCAAGAGCCACGCCCACTACTAACTCAGGATTAGTTTGCTGCATCTGCATCAGTTGGCGGATACCTAAACCTTCGGCGTTATCAATTTGTTGGTCTAAGGGTTGGTTAATCATTGTTTACTATCCCCAATTTTTCAAGTATTGCGGCTAATGTGCCTCCGTAACCAAGAAGTTCTGACAGTTGCGAAGGCTCGATATAGTCACGAGACATAGCTTCCACAGGCAGTCCTTGAAGTAAGGATTGTTGATACTGTACTTGTTTGTAAGGGAAATCACGTTGCTCTTCAAACTGAGCCATATCCGCAGCAATACCTTCTCCCTCGATGCCCCTTGCTATAGCACCCGCGTCTTGCTGTGCGCCTAACGCTCTTAATCCGTAAGTGTTAGTGTCCCCTTGCACGCCGCGTGCTAAGGCTTGCTCTGTATTAAACTGATCTTGCCCCCTGTCATACGCTGTGTTGTACCCAGTAGCTGTAATATCCCCAAGGTTACGAAGTAAGTTACGTTGGCTTTCCGCGTTAATAACCGCTTGGCGAGAACCCCCATAGGCACCAGCTTTACCCAATCGAGAGGCATTCTGCATTTGTTGTATTTCGGCTTGGCGCTGGGCTTCCAGTATTTGAGGCTGCAACGAAGACTGTAGGTAGGGGTTCATATACTGTTGAGCAGTATTGCCAGACGTAAACGAAGTAGGTGTAAAAGCCCCCATTTGAGCTGTTGGTACGCCAAGACTTCCAATTCCTTGAAAAGCTTGTGTTTGTAAATTTGATTGCCCAGCAGTTAAAGGGCCGCTATAGCCTGTATATGCTTGTTCGCCTAGTGCCTTCCCTTTGCCTATAAGGTCGGTTACATAGGGGGCAGCCCAATCGGATAAGGATTGTTGGGTTCCTGCTATCTGACCTACTGGATCGGGCATTGTCGTCTCCTTATGCTAAAAATTTATTGGGGTTTATTTCGCGGCCTTGTTCTTTCATGCCCGTGCGTGCTTGACGTACTCTATCCATCATCCCGTAAAGCTGTTTTGCGCCAGAATCTGAATTCCCGTTACCTAAATGGCTAACTACATCAGCAGGAACTACAAATTCCCCATCACTAAGTCTAGCTGGTTGATTATTATTTATAGAAGCAGGTATGCTGTCAGCCATTCCGTCGGTAGAGCCTCCAAGGTACATACCACGACCCCCTAATTCCGCTAAACCACCGCTATTAAAACCTTGACGATTACCTTGTTCTCTATAGTACTGCCGCACTTCTTCTACAGGACGGTTAAAGTAAGTAGCTAGCTGTTCTATTGTAACTTGCCCATTGTTAAGCAACTCTGTAACTGAGGTCAATTCTTCTGTCGAGTAGTCCCCATCTACGGGTATACCGCTTAACGGATTACGGTAAGGGCGCACTTGCGACTCAATAATAGCATCCCGCAACGCCGATTGAATTCCTGCATTAGGGCTGGTTTGCGACCCCACTTCGGCATCGGTCTGGTAAAAAGGGGCCATTGTCTGTTGAATATTAGCCAAAGGAGTCTTAGTAGCTGTTGAAAGACGGTAAGGAGATACCGCATTCTGATTCATGTACCCTATCCCTTGGTTTATTTTTTGCCTGTCAGTAGCATCTGCTGCGCGAATATCCCCAATATCTTTGTTAATAATGCTGTCAGTAACACGTTGCAAGCTAGGTAGTCCTTGGCGTGCGGGGTTAGCGGCATTCTGTGTTTGAAGTTCCAGAGCCTGTGCATCAGCAGCTGCTTGAGCTACACCTGTTGGAGAACCACTAGGGTCGAGGGTCATAGGTCGATTTTCCCATTTCCCAAAATCCTCGTAGTGGGCCTTACCAAAACCTTCTAGTGTCTCGTACCTTTCATCCCCACCCGCGATTAAAGCGTCTTTGTTTAGCGCGTAGGATGCTGCTAAATCTGGATTAGCTTCAAGATAGTTTTTTATGTCGTATGTTGCTCTATCTCCTCTAAAACTAGGGCCGGGAACATATTGCATGTCTGTAAAATAGCGTTGTCCACCACTACCCGCACGCCTTGTAGGGTCGTATGTTCCGGGGACTACACTCCGAATTCCTTGGTATTCGGGTATCGTTGTATCGACCATCTTACTTTCCTTTTAGTAGTTCCAGTATGGTGTCTACCGCATTTTGGTTACGTATCATACCGCCTTTTTTGGCGCTCGTCCTGTAAGGGTTGCCATCTAAGGCTGGTCCTACATTACCGTCTTCATCTAGTCCTTGCATATTAGGGGCAAAAATACTGTCTCCGCCTATATCGTACAGGTAATCTATATTCACTAATTCCGGCTTTTCTTGTGTTATTACGTTTAGCGCACTTTGAGGGATAAACGAGGGCAACTCTGAAGTGGTCGGAGGGGTGGGGCCACCACCTCCGGGTGGGATTACCGTATCTATGCACCCAGAACAATCCTCTTTCATACCCTTGTCGAGCTTGGCACACTCAGCTTTCATCTCTTCACAAGGGGTTAAAATATTAGGAT